CCATGAATTTCTTAACTAGCTTTTTATTGATTGCTACAGTGATTTCAGCGTCATATATTTCATCTGAATCTGTCACCAAAGGCTCTGTTAAAATATTTGAGCAAATAGCCACCTGATTATCTTTAGGAAATACAAACTGAGAATATTCGTCCTTGAGTTCGACATAATCACCAACTTCAAAATCTATTTTCGATTTTAGATAATTTTGCAAAACTTTTTTTGCTTGCTCTCTATTGTCAAATTCATTTTCTTTAAGCTCCATGCTTCCACGTAGTAGTTCTTCAAACATATCTTTCCTTTCTGATTAATGTTTCCCTGTTTAACTCACCTTTAGAACGGAATCTCGTCCTCGAAATCGTCTTGTGCAGGTGGAGGTGATGCTTTCTGGCTCTGTCCACCTTCACGGCCATCCAAAAACGTCAATTCACCTTTGTACGGTCTTAAAACAACTTCCGTTGAATATCTGTCATTGCCTGACTGATCTGTCCACTTACGGGTTTCTAGCTGCCCCTCAATGTAAACTTTTGAACCTTTTTTCAGATATTGCTCACAAAGCCCTGCAAGCTGTTCTGTAAACACGACAACGCGATGCCACTCTGACTTTTCTTTGCGCTCGCCCGTGCTTTTGTCTTTCCATGACTCACTTGTAGCAATAGAGAGGTTTGCAATCTTGCTTCCCTGTTGAGTGGTTCTTATCTCTGGGTCAGCGCCCAAATTGCCTATTAAAATTACTTTATTGACTGTTCCGGCCATTAGCTTTCTCCTTTGATTGCTTTAATTTTGGTTTTTATGTTGTCCAGTACGAAATTAAGGCCATTGCCTAGCTTTTCGATATATTCTTCATCACGGACTACACGCACGATAGAAGGTGGTAGTTGAGGATGATACGCCATCACATCCCACCACTTGCGTTCTGTGACCATGAGGCAGCCTTGCACCTGCGGCTTGTGTTCCTCGTCAATACTTTTATTCACGAGCATTTCTATGTGTTTGTGTGCAGAAAGACACTTAATCTCTAATCCACCATCTTCACCTATAAGGCGGTCAGGACTACAGCCGATCAGGCCATCATCCGTAGTAATAAAACCTACTGGCGTTGTTTCAACGTCCTTTAGCATTTCATACATAGCTACCGCATCAGGCTCTAACTCATGTCCGCGTTCTGTCCATTGGTTTCCAAAAAACTCGCCGGTTTCATCATCTGTTAAGATTTCAGCAATAATTTTATGCTCTATTTCTTCGGCAGATTTTGAAAGCTTCATTGTCTTGGCGGTCAGGATTTTAGAAAAACTTGACGCTGTAATGACACCGCGATGCGCTTCAATCCATTCAGGGCTATTCTGTGCAAAGTCGTGAATTATCATTTAACCGAATCCTCTTTTGCTTTAATTGCATTTACAGCTTTTAGATAGTCAACTGCTCTAATTTCCTGTATGCTGTTAGCTTTCATATAGGAAAGGAATTTAGGCTTGTATGCTTTTGCGTCGGCAAGCTTGTTAATTCTCTGGTCAAGTTCTACTGCGGCTTCTGTATCTATAGCCTGAGCCATAGCATTGCCATCGTCATCAGTTGAAAGTCTTATTCCTAACGCGCGGCAAAGAGAAAGCCGCTGGCCATACGTCATTGAAGACGCTGTTGCGTGTGTTGGCGTTTTGTTTATTGAGCCTTTAATACCAGCATCATCGAGAGTAAAACGAACGCTATTACGCTTTGAATGACCAGATTCATGAACAATTTCACAAGTTGTCTCTACGGTTCTTTCGTCTGGGTAAACATCCTCGTATCGGTCATAAAATCCGTATTTAGTTAAAAGAGGGTCTGCAACTTTCTTTATTGCGTCTAAATCAGCATAAGTTGAATTTGTTTGAATATTCTTTTTGTTCTTAAAGATCGGGGGAAGTTCTTTCCTTAACTTCGCCATAGCGACATTAAAATCCATTTCAGCTTGACGGTCTAAAATGCGTTCTTGCATGGTCAACATTCTGTCGAATTTTTCAACGTCAATATCTGGGTTCACTGCTAGGCGTTCCATAAGCTGAACAACGCCATCGCCTATATTTTCTACATTTTCTTTTTCAATTAATTCTGTGCTCATTTTAAATCTCCATTAGGGCGGTTTATTGCCCGTTTCTCTAAAAATATTTCTTCAATTTCCTCTTCGCTCATCCATTCCATGACAACCCCCGAAAAAGAGACCAGACGTTACCGCCTTCGGGATAGCTAATTGGCAAATCCGCGCCCTTGACGGTTTCTGCTAATGTTTCAATGCGATGTCTTTCGTCTGGCCTTAGTCTGTTTTCCAGTACTTCGTTCAAAGTTAAGGTTTCGACATCACCATTAGGGAGAAAGTTTTTTACTGTTCCGTTGTCATGTATCTGGAAGTTTCCTAGAAGGGTTATCCTGCCGCCTAAGTGAATAATGGGGATTATCATAGCAATGCACCTCCCATATAAACGGCATATCCAAGCAGGATTAATGCACAAGCGTAGAGGGGCAGGGCATACGCCGTAACGCCTCTTTGCTGATTGAATTTGATCTCCTGATAGGCAAGTCCTGTGCTGACCGTGACAGTCTCGCTCTCATGTTCTGAATCTGTCTCTGGCGTTCCTCTTTGACCAGATTGTAAAAGGGTTTTTCTTGCATTGGTAAACTCCATATCAAAGTTGTTCATGTGCTTGTGTATTTCTCTAACTGCGGTTTTGCAGTCAGAGCGTTTGGATAGCTTCTCTATGAGAAAATCTGCTGTTACTTCTGAGATTAGTTTTTCGTATGAGAGGTTCATTACAGAACCCCCAAGCATGTATTATCAGTAAAGCCATAAAGTTCTGCCGCAGCGTTTAGCTTGTCAGACATTCTATAAACCAGCTCGTCCAGTGTGATAAATTGACCGTCAATCTTTACGTAAAGACTGCCGCTGGCTTTAACGTCACTTAGTTCAATGTCATCAATTTCTATCCATGAGAAATCGTCCTGACCTGAAAAGGCAACTGTGATTTTTGTACCATCGTCATCAAGAATTGTATGAGCGACAGATTTGTTATGAAGTGTTTCTGTTGGTTGGTGAAGTTTCATGTCTTGTCCTCTTGTTGTTAAGGACTAATATATTGGGATATTTCCCAAGTGTCAACACTATAATCGGGATTTTTCCTACTTTTTTTCAGGACAAAGAAAAACCCGCAGAAAAACGGGCTTAGTCAAAATTAAAAAAATTTTATGTGCTAATTTTTATTGCTTCTTTTTCCATGGCTTATAAAAATATAAGACATCAATAACAAGCCAAACTACTTGTGGTATTGCGTACATAGATGCTGCTATAAGAGGAACGAAAGCGCCGCCGTCAGCCATACCCATTCCACCAATCAAAGAGCACATAATTAATGATATAGCATGGATAGTCAGGAGTTTTTGTGTAGATTTAGGCCATTTTTTTGTAATAAGCAAAAGCAGTCTGCTAATTAGTAAGGTAGGTATTAAACCGCCAATCATAAATGCTATATAAGCCATCTTGTTCTTTCCTCATTGGTCATTTTTATCTCTGTGCATTTCAAATCAATTATTTAGTTATAAACCACTCCGGTTTTCTTCATATCAATGTGAAGATTCTCTTGATAGCTTCCGTTTGACGTCTTGGTTGCTCCTGCAATCGCCCCGCCAACCGCACCAAAAAGCATTAATGCCGTTTCACCAACCGCTTTAACTTCTAGGATATATCTTTTGTCAAAATAACCCTCTTTAACACAGAAAACGTCTAGGGGAGCGGTTGTATCCACAGTAACATTATACTTATAAGGCGTTGTGAATTGGGCTAGTTCTACACCTTCTTTTCTTAGGGTGCATGAAATGTCTTCTATATCAGAAGTAAAAGAGATTGTTTGTTGTCGAAACTCTCCCTCACTGTTTTTCTTCATAGGCTGAGATGCACAACCTACAAGAAAAATGCACATTAACTGCACAAAAAATAATTTTAATTTGCGATTTAAAAACATAATATCTCCTCAATCTTTAACTATTTATTAACCATTAGAGAATTAAAAAGTCTTGTCAATAATGGACTAATACTTTAGTATATCTGTTCTTGCTATGTTCTAGAGTGTGTGCTTAACTATTTCTTTGTGCAGAAAGGGTAAAAGCATGATACAGAATTTCCGTCGCTATTGGCGAATAATGACCATAAAATATAAGTTGTTCATGGCTATATTGAAACTCAGGAAAGCTCTTTATTCTGTTCCTCAAGGAGATCGGCAACCTCGCGACGTGGCTCTGCTACATCAAGCACAGAGCGAATTTTTCCGATTACCCACTCACGATCAACGTCATCTAGACGGCTATATAGCGAGAGAAGTTCTTCGCCCTGTAAAACAGATTGTCTAATTTCCTCATCTTCCGCTAATTCACTAACGTCATAAAGTAATTTCCAAAGCTGTATATTTAAGCCCTTTGCTATACCTTCAACTGTACTAAGCTTAGGACTTTGAGAGCGTTCATTTAGCGCGTCATATACAGCCGACTCGCCAAGACCGCCATCAAGAGCCAGTTTTTTCTTATTTGTAAAAACTTTGTCTTTATGAAGCTGGTCTAATTTTTTTCTCAAAAACTTAGTAAAATCTTTTTCCATTGTTGGGAATAATCCCATAATAAAACACTCCTGTTTATCGCGAAGTTTCCCGTTGACAAGTCGGGAAGTTTCCCTATAAATTTAATTCATGAGTGATTTAATCCAAAAGATTGATGGATTTTTAGAAGTATCATCAATGGCCGAAAGTACATTCGGCATAAAAACAGTAAATGATGGAAAGCTAGTATCGCGCTTGCGTAACGGAGGCCGTGTATGGCCTGAAACTCAAGACAAGATTGAGCAATTCATCAAATCATACCCTGCGCCAACAGGGGAATAAAAATGGCAGCTCTGAGAAAAGGCTTCCTACGGCCTAATCCCAGAGACAACCTAAACAAATTATGTGAATAATTCGTCCTTACTGATTCGAACTTATCCACAGAATTTATGTAATGTCAACCCCGCAGATAAAATAATCTGCATCATTCTTATGGAGAGAGAAATGCGTCAATTTAAAATACAGCCAGAGCTTTTAAAGTCTTGCGCCCCCGCGATGAGTAAGGAAGAAACACGTTATTATTTACAGGGCGTTCATATCAAAAA